GAAGCTCAAGGTCCACCACCCGCAGGTCTCCCGCGTGCTCAAGGCGTGCGGCATCGAGGCGAAGAAGGCCAGCACCAACGACTGGACGCCGCGGCGCGATGCCGTGGCCGGCGCCATGGGCCGCGTCATCGACGGCGAGCCAGGCTTCTTGGTCCATCCCGATTGCCGCGTGCTGCGCAAGGCGCTGCAGGGAGGCTACTGCCTGCGCCGCATGGCCGTCGTCGGACAGGAGCGCTACAAGGACGCGCCGGACAAGAACGAGTACAGCCACGTTGCCGAGGCGCAGCAATACATGATGCTTGGCGGCGGCGAGGGTCGGCGCGTGATGGGCAAGAAGGACCGCTCCGCGGTGCGCCTGCCGGCGTTCGCGGATTCCGACTACGACGTTTTCAACACCTGACGAAAGGAAAAGCCATGGGTTCAATTTTTGGCGGTAACGACGCTCCGGATCCTCCGCCGCCTCCGCCGCCTCCGCCGCCTGTACCGACGATCGACGAGTCGAGGATGCGCCAGCAGTCGGCCGATGATGTGCGTCGTCGCCGCGGGCGCCGCGCGTCCGTGCTCACCGGCGCCGAGGGGGTTGACGACACGCCGACCGGATCAAGGACGCTGATCGGCTCATGAAGATCGAGGAAGCCCGCGCCCTGGATGCCCAGGGCAAGCTCAAGCGCAAGGTACTTACCGAGCAGGGGTGGTATTTACCGCGCTATACCGCGCAGACGGCGCCACTTCCGCCGCCAGACGCGCCGCCGAGGCCGCTCATCCTGCCGCCACGGCGCGGGCGCAGCAAGCCGAAGGAGAAGTAAGCCATGGCCGAATCGCGTGCCGACGAAATCATCCGCCGCCAGGACCAGCTCCGATCGGCGCGCTCGAGCTGGGAAAGCCTCTGGCAGGAAGTGGCAGATCGTGTCTGGCCGCAGATGTCGGACTTCCTCAGCAAGCGCGAGCCGGGCGCCAAGCGCACCGAGAAGATTTTCGACTCGACGGCCTGCCTGGCGCTGGAGAAGTTCGCCGCCGCGCTGCATTCGCTGATCACGCCGGACAACCAGCAATACCACGGCCTGGTGCCGGCCGACAAGGAACTGCGCGAGTATCACCCGCTCAAGCAGTACCTTGAAGATGTGACCGAGATATTGTTCGCCGTGCGCCGCTCACCCTTCGCCAACTTCAGCAGCCAGGCGAGCGAGTGCTACAAGAGCCTCGGCGCCTTCGGCACGATGGGCATGATGGTCGAGGACATCCCGGGGCGCGGCATCCGCTACAAGTCCTGCCACCTGGCCGAGCTGTACATCAGCGAGAACGATCACGGCATCATCGACACGGTGCATAGGCGCTTCGAATACACCGCGCGCCAGGCCGCCTCCGCATTCGGGATGGAGCGCCTGCCGGACAAGATCAAGGCCGCCCTGGAGCGCAAGGACGAGGTCAGCAAGTTCGAGTTCATTCACGCCGTCGAGCCGAACCGCGAGCAAAAGCGCGGCCGGCTGGACTACGAAGGCATGGCCTTTAAATCCTGCTATGTCTCGGTCGAGGGCAAGCAACTGATGGAGGAGGGCGGATACCGCACCTTCCCCTATGCCGTAAGCCGCTACAGCACCAACCCGAAGGAAGTCTATGGCCGCGGCCCGGCCATGATGGTACTGCCAGACATCAAGATGCTCAACGAGATGGAGAAGACGACCCTGCGCGCCGGGCACATGGCCGTCGATCCTCCGCTGCTGCTGCTCGAGGACGGCGCCCTGCAGGGTTTCCAGATGCGGCCGCGCGCGCTCAACTTCGGCGGCATCGATGGCGAGGGGCGGCAAATGGTGCAGCCGCTCAAGACCGGCGCGAACCTGCCATGGCAGATCGAAATGAACGACGGCAAGCGCAAGCTGATCAACGAGGCGTTTCTGGTCACGCTGTTCCAGATCCTCGTCGAGACGCCGCAAATCACCGCCACCGAGGCAATGCTGAGGGCACAGGAGAAGGGGCAGCTGCTCGCCCCGACCATGGGCCGCCAGCAGTCTGAATTCCTCGGCCCGATCATCGAGCGCGAGCTTGACATCCTGGCAATGTCCGGGGTCCTGCCCGAACCGCCGCCTGAAGTGGCCGATCTGTTGCAAGACGGCGCGATCAAGGTCGAGTACACCAGCCCGCTGTCGCGCCTGATGCGCTCCGAGGACGCCGTGGCGATCCTGCGTACCTTCGAGCAATTGGCGCCAATCGCAGAAATCGACCCAGGCGTGCTTGATGTCTTCGACACCGATGCCCTGCCGCGCGAGCTGGCCGAGATCAACGGCGTGCCGGCCAAGGTGCTGCGCTCGCCCGATGCGGTGGCCAAGATCAAGGAAGGCAGGCGACAATCCGCCGCCATGCAGTCCATGCTGGCCGCCGCGCCGGTCGCCGCCGATGCTGCAAAGAGCCTGACCGAGGCCGCCGCCACCGCGGCAAGCGTGCCGCAGGCCATGCCGGGGATGGCGTGATGCGTGACGACTCCTGGCAGCAAGAGGACAAGGAATGGCGGGAATTGATGATCGACGGCGCCATCAACGCCGTCTTGCTGATCTGCGTGCTGGCGCCTGTCGTGTTCTGGTTGCTGTCCACCGTTGTCTGCTGATGGGCGTGCTCGACTACGTGCGCAGGATGCGCGCCATGCGCCAAGCCTTCCGGCAATGTTTCCTCGGCGCCGACGGAAAGCCGACCCCGCAAGGGGAGCTGGTGCTGGCCGAGCTGCGCCGCTTCTGCCATGGCAACCGTCCGACGCTGAAGTCCGGCATCAACGGCATTGACCCTTACGCCTCCGTCGCCGCAGCCGCTCGGCAGGAGGTTTTCTTCCGCATCACGGCCATGCTCGAGCTGAACGACTCGGACATCAACCGTATGCAGGAGCTTGCGGCACGACAACAAGGAGATGACGTTTATGGCTGAACCTGCACTGAACAACGACGGCGGCAACGGCGAGGGCTCCGCGTCCGGCGCCAGCAACGACCAGACCTGGGCGGCCGGCTTCGACGAGGAAACCCGCGGCTGGCTGGGCGGCATGGGAGTGGACAAGCTCCCGCCCGACCAGGCGTTGGCCAAGGTGATCCCGATGTACCGCAACGCCGAAAAGAAGCTCGGCGTACCGGCTGACCGCCTCTTTACGCTGCCGAAGGACGAGAACGACGCCGACGGCTTCCGCGCCGCCATGGTCAAGCTCGGCCTGCCGGAAACCCCGGACGGCTACGAATTGAAGGCGCCGGACGGAGATTCGGGCAATTTCCTCAAGGCCGCTACCGGCTGGATGCACGAGTTGGGCATTCCGAAGTCGCAGGCGCATGGCTTGGCTGCCAAGTGGAATGACTACGTGCAGGCGCAGACGGCGGCCGCCGCCGAGGCGCAGAAGGCCCGCAACGCCGAGGACTACGCCGCGCTCGAAAAGGAATGGGGCGACCAGTACGACGCCAAGATCGAGCTGGGCAACCGCGTGATTCGTTCGGCCGGTTTGAGCGAAGACGAGGCCCGCCAGATCACCGGCGCCATCGGGCTGAAGCGCGCCGCCACGCTGTTTGCCTACTTGGGCGGCGCCATGGGCGAGCACAACTTCAAGGGTGGAGAGCATGGCGGCAACCGCTTCCAGATGTCGCCGGCCGAGCTGCGCAGCAAGATCGGCAGCATCGAGGCGGACCCGGCTTATCAGGATCCGGCCTCGCCCAAGCACGCCGCGCTGGTGCAGGAAGCCTTTGAGCTGCGCAAGCTGCTTTACCCGGACCAGTAACCCTACGCTAAAGCGTACAACTGCGCGAATCCTCGGGCATAGGATTCGCGCATCAACGCGGGCAGACCGGCATCCGCCGGTTCCGCTGACAGACAGCAAAGACTGACCGCCTGGCCTGGCGATAACGGGCAAGAAGTGGTTCCGGGTCGCCGGGGAGGCCCTTCGAAAAGTCGGTTTTTAACTTTTTGGAGGACTCTCACATGAGCACCCAAATCACGACCGCCATGGTCGAGCAGTACAAGGCGAACGTCCTGATGCTCTCGCAGCAGAAGGGTTCGAAGCTCCGCGCCACCGTGCGCACCGAGCAAGTCACCGGCAAGTCGGCCTACTTCGAGCGCATCGGCTCGGTGGACATGGTCGACGCCACCTCCCGCCACGACGACACGCCGCAGATCGACACGCCGCACAGCCGGCGCAAGGTCTCGCTCACCACCTCGCGCTTTGCCGACCTGATCGACAACGCCGACAAGGTGCGCACCCTCATCGACCCGACCAGCCCCTACGCCATGAACGCGGCCTGGGCCGCCGGCCGCAAGATGGATGCGGTGATCGTCGCAGCCGCCCGCGGCAACGCCTATTCGGGCGTCGACGGCTCCACCACTGTGGCCCTGCCCTCGGCGCAGAAGATCGCCGCCGCATCGACCGGCCTCACTGTGGCGAAGCTGCGCAGCGCCCGCGAAATCCTGCTCGACGCCGATGTCGATCTGGACATGGGCGTGACCTGCGTCATCAACCCGGCCGGGTTGACCGACCTCTTGAGCGCAACGGAGATCACCTCGTCCGACTACAACACCGTCAAGGCGCTGGTGGCCGGCCAGGTCGATTCGTTCATGGGCTTCAAGTTCGTCGTCACCAACCAGATGACCGACAGCTACGCCCTGGTGTACGCGAAGAACGCCATGGCCCTGGCAGTGGGTTCCGAGCCGGTGGTGCGCATCAGCGAGCGCCCCGACAAGAACTACGCGACCCAGGTGTTCGTCGAGATGGACATCGGCGCCACGCGAGTGGAAGATGCCGGCGTCGTCGAAATCGCCTACGTCTAACCCACAGCCCACGGAAAGGAGAAATAGACCATGGGTATCGCAAACACCAAGTGCACTACCGTCACCAACCTCGACGCCACGCCGGCCACCTTGAACGACAAGCGTCTGATGGGTGGCATCCTCAAGGAGCAGGTCGGCACGGTGGAGATCGCCGCAGCGGACGACAACAACAGCGTCTACCGCGTCGGCCGCGTGCATTCGTCCTGGCGGATCAGCGACATCATCCGCTATAACGATGCCATCACCTCCGGCGCCGACTTCGACGTTGGCCTGTACGACACCGCGGCCAACGGCGGCGCAGTCATCAACGTCAACGCCTTTGCCGATGCCGTGTCCCTGGCCAGCGCCAGCGTCACCGGCACCAACGATCTCTACGAGGCCGGCAGCGATGTCGGCGTCGAGGACATCGAGCAGGAGGTGTGGCAGATGGCCGGCCTGTCGAGCGACCCGAACAAGTTCATGGACGTCTGCTACACCGGCGTCACCGTGGGCTCGGGCGCCGGCACGCTGTCGGTCAAGATCCGCTACGTCGACGGTGACTGACGAGCTGCAAAGGCTCTGGAACGCCCTGGGCGGACGGGGAGAAATCCCCAGCCGCGCAGGGCGTTTTTCCGGTCCGCTGCTTGTCCTGGGCGGCGGTCGCTCCGTGTGGGACGACTACGCCAAGGTCAGGCCGTGGAAGGGCGAGGTCATGGCGGTTAACGACATCGGCGCCCATTTGCACGACCGAATCCGTCATTGGGTGACGCTGCACCCTGAATACCTGCCCGGCTGGCGCACCTACCGCGAGAAGCACAACTACGGCGACCGCGTGCCGCCGATGTGCCATTCGCACAAGGATCGAGAGGGGGTCGATTTGTGCTGGAACATCAGCGCCGTCGGAGGCACCTCCGGCCTATTCGCCTGCTACGTCGGCCTGCTGCTCGGCTACGACGAAAT